TTTATCTAAAATATTTGAATGGTATTCTTGCATCTATTTATATCAACAATATAAAAAACCATTTTATGAATATAGTGATATTGAACCTACTTTTAAGGAAATAAATAATATGACTAAAAATGATACTGGTATTGATTGTTGTGATTTAATTGATACTATTGTTCAATGTAAATTAAGAAAAGATACTTTAGATTGGAAAGAATGCGGGACTTTCTTTGGTAGCCAAAATATCTATTCTGAAGAATTAAATAAAATTATTGTTAGATGGAATAATTTAATTATAACAAGAAATGAAGAATGTAAGATATCTAAAAACTTGTTAAAAAAATCAAAACTATTTACAGATATACCTTTTCCTAGACAAAATATTATAGATTATTGTGAAGCACTTTTAGTTAAACCTCCAAAATACCCTAAACAAGAAAATCAAGAATTTGAATTAAGAGATTATCAAGTTGAAGTAATAAATTTAATTAGAAAAAATAACATAAATACAATTATATCATTACCTACTGGTTGTGGTAAAAATGTTGTTATAATATATTCAATAAAAAAGAATAAAAAATATTTAATTCTTGTCCCCCGTATAATTTTAATGGATCAATTACAAGATGAAATAATACGACATAAACCTGAACTAAAAAATACTATTCAATGTATAGGTGATACTAATAATGAGTATGATGAAAATAAAAATATTTGTATTTGTGTTTATAATAGTGTATCATTAATAGAACCATATTTTGAATCGTTTACTAAAATTTATATAGATGAAGCCCATCATATTGATAAACCAATAATATATGATAATGATAATAATATAAATGATGATAATATAAAAGATGAAAATATAGAAGAAGATTTAAATGAAGATATGTTAGATTTAGATGATGATATTGAAGATGAACAAAACATAGAATTAGTAGATGATGAAGAAGATGAGATTAAAGAAACAACAGGATATCATAATATAATTAAAACATTAAGTAAATATAATAATAATGTTTATCTTTCGGCAACAATAGATGAAATAAAAGATTTTTCATATTATAAAAAAGATATTATAGATATGATTGAACAAAAATATTTATGTGATTACAATATTCATATTCCTATTTTTTCAAATGATATAACTAATAAAAATATATGTGAACACTTGATTAAAAATTATAGAAATGTTATTATATATTGCAACTCACAAAAAGAAGGCAATAATATAAATACTCTTATGAATACATTACAAAAAGGTTGTTCTGAATATATAGATTGTAATACAACAAAAACTAAACGTAATAGTATTATTAAGAAATATAAAGAAGGAAATATACCATTTTTAGTAAATGTTAGAATATTAGTAGAAGGATTTGATGCACCTATTACCAAGGGAATATGTTTTATGCATCTATCAAGTAGTAAAACAACTTTAATTCAGATAATAGGTAGAGCTTTACGTTTACATCCATTAAAGACTATAGCGCATATCATTTTACCTTACTCATGTAAAGAAGATGAAAGTAATATAAATAATTTTCTAAAAGTTATGGCTAATAATGATAATAGAATAAAGCAATCATATGAAAATAAAAAAATAGGTGGTTATATTTCTATTGAGAATATGATAGAAGATATTGAAGAAGAAAATACAGAAAAAGAACTTGTTCTATTTAGATATAATATGATATTTGATAATATGGGTAAATTATTAAATGGTGCGGAAATATGGATGAACCATTTAAATGAAGTGAAACAATATATAGAAAAAAATAATATGAGACCTTCATGTGGAAATAAGAATAATAAAACAAAGTTTTTATCAAAATGGTTAAGTGATCAATTTCATAGAATTCGAAAAAGGTGTTTTTTAAATAATATAATTTATGAGAAATGGAATGAATTTATCAACGATGAAAAATATAAAAAATATTTAACGTATGATACTAGATGGCTTGATAAATTAAATCAAGTTAAATTATATATTGATATAAATAATAAAAGACCATCTCAAATAGATTTAGATATAATAATATCAAGTTTAGGTTCATGGCTATCAAGACAATTACAAAATTATTCTACAAAAAAATATATTATGTCAAATGAAATAAGATATAATAATTGGACTGAATTCATAGGAAAATATAAAAAATATTTTTTAACTAATGAAGAAGAATGGACCAATACTTTAAGTTTAGTTAAACAATATATTACTATAAATAATAAAAGACCAAGTAGTGAAGATAAAGATAAACAAGTTGCAAAATTAGGTAGATGGATATTAACTCAAATTAAAAATTATTATACCAAAAAATATATTATGTCAAATGAAATAATATATAATAATTGGACTGAATTCATCAATAATCCAAAATATATTGAATATTTTAAATCAAATGAAGATAAATGGTTTAATAATCTCAGTCAAGTAAAAACATATATTAATATAAATAATAAAAGACCAAGTAGTGAAGATAAAGATAAACAAGTTGCAAAATTAGGTAGATGGATATTAACTCAAATTAAAAATTATTATACCAAAAAAGAGATAATGTCAAATGAAATAATATATAATAGTTGGACTGAATTTATTAATAATGATAAATATAAAATATTTTTTAAATCAAATGAAGATATGTGGACTGATAATTTTAATAATCTTAAAAAGTTCATAGATAAAAATAATAATATTCCTTCATATAAAAACAATAAAATAATATATAAATGGTTAAGTCATCAAAGATTAAATTATAAAAATAAAATTGATATAATGCAAGATGATAATATTTATAATAAATGGACTAATCTAATTAATAGTTTAGAATATAAAAAATATTTTCAGTCATATGAAGATAAATGGATAGAAAGATTTAATCAGCTTAAAATATATATTAATACTTATAATAAAACACCGTCACAAGTAAATAAAGATAATGAAATTACAAAATTAGGTTCCTGGTTTTGTAATCAAAAAAGAAATTATAATACAAAAACAAATATTATGACAAATAAAGAAATATATGATAAATGGATGGAATTTATAAATGATCAAAAATATAAAAAATATTTTATTACAGATAAAAATACAGATGATATTGAAGTTTAATTTTCTTTAATTCGTTATTAAATTTAATTATATATTTATGCGTTTATAAATATATAAAAATAAATATATAGTATTATATATATGAAAGCAAAAGTCAAAAAGAAAAAAGATGAAAATCTTAATTTTGATTATATGAAAACTACTAAAGACAACATCAAAAATGTTATTCGTGATGAAACTCTACTTAATAATATTAATGATATTGTTATTAGAACTAATAAAATTGTAATTCATAGTTATCAATTTTTGAAATTATATTTACTTGATTTATATAAAAATAATAAATCATTTCCTATCATTGATAAAGAGTTTATTTGTGATATTTTCAAAGTTATTACTATTAGAAAATGTAATACAGGAGGATATACTGATGAAAATATGCCAGAACAACAAAAAACATTACAAGAATTTTATGATAAATATTACAAAGAAACAACTATTAAAGATGATATTTTATATTATGATAAAATGTCTTATATTCTTGCTTATGAAGCGATTGACATGGATACTAATATTAATGTTAATATTCAAGAACATTTTTTACAACATTTATATAAATTCATTAATATATCATTAAATGTTAAACAAGAACGAGATAAAATAACTAAAGAAAATATAGATAAAACTATTAGAAAAGAAAAGCATAAAGAATTTACATCTGAAATTAATTTAGTTAAAAAAGATTTAACATCTTTTTCTGAATTAAAATCAAATCAAAAATATCATCAATTTATCAAAGAACAAAGAAAATTAATTTATGGTGATAAAGTAAAATTTGATGAAGATAATATTGTTTATGATTTAAAATCTAATACTCAAACTTATTTGAAATCTATGTTTTATATTGCGAGTAAGTTAGAAAAGATATATAATAATATCAAAATTCATAATGAAAATATTACTGATGATGAAAAGAAGCAAAAACAAATTAGATTATTTAATGTTATTCCATTAAGAACTAATATTATATCAAAACATATAACTTTAGATACTGCTGGTATAATTTCTAATTTTTTGGATAAAACACAAAAAACAAAGGAAGAGAAAAAACCAAAAACTAAAACTGAAAATGAAACAAAAATTAAATATAGTGAAAAATGTAAAAATAAGAAAGTAAATAGTGTTCATGATATAACTGTTTATAATTATACAAAAGATGATAATATGAATATGGTTTGGAATCACTTTTTTAAGTTAAATAAAAAAACATTCAAGAAGAATAAATATGAATTCAATCATATGATTAGAACAGATGGTATTTCAGTTTGTGTTTTATTCGTATTACTTGAAAATGGAAAACCTATGAGTAAAGTAAAAGGAAAAAAATTAAAAGGTTTCTTAGATAGTAATTATATTGAAAATGTTAAAAATATTAATATGATAAATAAAAAAATTATTGTTGCTGATCCTAAATTTAAAATAAAAATATTATTTCAGTCAAGAGATAATATTTTTACTATTATTGACCCATACTAAATGATATTATATAAATATATAAAGAAATGTTATATAATATATATTATAAGAATGAGCAGCCATAAAAATACTAAATACAATAAAGAAAAATTTATTAATCTTGCAAAAGAAACACATCCTAATAAATTTAGTTATGATAACATTATTTATAAATCATATTTGAAAGATAAAATTATTATTAAATGTATTGAACATAATAGCAATATTGAAATATTACCAATATATCATATTATGCGACAAAATGGCGGTTGTCTAGAATGTTTAAAAATACAAGTTAAAAATAAAATTAAAAAACCAACAGTTGCTAAAAAAATTATTTTACTAGATAATGAAATAATAAAAGATATTAATATTGATAAATATAAAGATTTTTACTATATTTCTAATTTTGGAAGATGTTTTAGTAAAAAAACTGGAAAAGAAATATCATATCATCTTAATTCTGGATATAAACAAATAAATTTATATGACAAAAAACAACATAAACAATTTTTTATTCATTATCTTGTTTATATATCATATGCCAATGATTATACTAATATCAAAGTGATTGATCATATTGATGGTAATAAATTAAATAATAATCTTACTAATTTAAGATTAATTACACAATCTGATAATGTTAAAAATGCATATAAAAATAATAGTAAAATGTTCCAACAAAATATTATTCAAGCATTTGATAAAAATAATAAATTAATTAAAGAATTTAATAATATTAATGACGCTGTTTCTTTTATTAAGCATAAAAATGGAACTGGTATACAAAATTGCTTAAGAGGTGTTTATAAAACTTCAGGTAATTATATTTGGAAATTTAAAGACAATATAATAATAGAAAATAATAAAAATAAATATATTAATGATATTAAAAATTATATTTCATTAGGTAAAATTAATGAAGCTGATTTTTCTAATTATTATATAAATAAAGAGGGTATAATTATTAATACAAAATATAAAAATAGAAAAATTAAACATTTTATTGATGGCAATAATTATAAAAGTGTATATTTATATTGCGATGAAAAGAATAAGATTCAGTATAGAGTGCATAGATTAGTTGCAAAATATTTTTTAGAAAATGGAAATAAATATTTTAATGATGAAAAATTTATTGTTAATCATAAAGATAAAAATAGATTAAATAATAATGTATTAAATTTAGAATGGATTACACAAAAAGATAATACAATTCATGGACGGGGTAGAAAGATTGCAAAAATAAATAAAGATACAAATGAAGTAATTAAAACATATACTAATATAACTGATGCATATAAAGAATTAAATAAACCTTGGAATTCATTAATTTCTAAAGTTTGTAATAAAGAAAAAGGAAGAAATACAATTTATGGTTTTAAATGGGAATATATTAATGAATAAATCTGATATTATCTATTGTGGATATAAAAATGATGATGAAGAATTAGAAACATTTAGATATACACAAAATCAACGAAGATTAGAATTAGGAATTAAAAAATATAGGAAAATTATAAATAAAGTTAATACAGAAACAATAATTAATGATAAATCTATAAAACAAATAGAATCTACATTAAGTTTATTTAATAGTAGAACTATTAATTATGATAAATTTAAAGAATATATTATTGAAAAGAATAAAGTAAATAATCAATTATATCAACATTATCAACAAACATTTTTTAGAAAGTTTAAATTAAATGCATATACAAATACGCAGAAATCAGAAGCAAAATTAATTAATAATTTTTCTAATAAATATGGTAAACCAAAAGATACTATTTTTGTAATAGGTGATCATGATACAGGAAGTTATAATATGAAAGGTGTAGAACCAATTATATGCAAAAGAATAAGAAGAATATTTAAGAATGCAGGTTATGAATCATATTTAATAAATGAATATTGCACATCAAAACTATGTAATCATTGTCATCAAGAATTAGATAAATTTTTAATTAGAAAATCTCAAAAGCCAAAAGATATAAAAAATAAAAAGAACATATTAGTAAATGGTCTTCTACGTCATGAAGTCGTTAATCCAAAAGGAGAGCAAGAACAGGAACAAATATGTATCACAAAATGCGCAATCATTCATAATAGAGATAAAAATGCAGTTCAAAATATGATATCAATTATAGAAGAACTAAAAAAATCAGGAAAAAGACCTTTACGTTTTACAAGAGAAAACGTAGAGGTAATTTAAATTCATTCCCGTTTCGCGACGGTTCATAGATAGTTTACTATTTATGGAAGCTAAATTAACATTAGCTGATATACCCAAATTTTTATAGTGGGTGTTAAAATTATTTTTTTGATATAAATCGTGTCATTTAAAATAGTCCCCGCTGTAAAAGATTACATGTAATCATGAAAGCAGTTTATAATAATTATTATAATGATTTAGGAAAAACAAATATAGAAGATGATAGTACACTCGATATTATAAAAATTAATATTATACCACATGAAGGATTTCATAAAAATATTCCATATATTATAACATTAAAATTTCAAGAATATAATAAATTTCCATTTATATATATTGATTCTATATTATATGATAAAATTAAAACAACCCAATATTTGCAAAATAAAGGAAAAATAGGAGACCATAAAGGAATTTGTATTAGAAAACTTTATTATTATGCGAATTTTATAAAAAATTTTAAAGATTTATGTGATAATAAATGGGAAAATTATGTATATTATTTAATTACTATATTCAATAATTTACAAGATTTCAAAAGTGGTAATGGAATAAAATCATCACATATGGAAATATTAGAATTATAATAATTTTTCAAATATATATTTTTTTGTTCTAATAATATTATTATTTTCTTTAATTCTATGATCATAACTTTTAATTTTATATTTATTTTTGAGTAATTGTTTTATTATAGATAGATATGACCTTTTTTGTTTTATCTGGTTTAGAGACACCGTTGATAGATGTGAAACTAAAATATTTTCTTATTATTGGTATCATATATAATATTTTATTTTGTTTATTAATATCATTATCTAAATCATGTAATAGTATATAATCAATATTATCAAGATTTAATAAATCAACGATATTATTAATAATTTCAGCTTGTTCATTTTTATATAATTCATCTTTCTTACGCATTTATTATTAGATTATCTATATAAATTTTTAAATAACTGATTATTTAAAAATTGAAAGTATTATAATTAAAATAATAAAAATATAATTTAATAAATGACATATTATGAAGAAGCATTATTACATTGTAGATGGAAGAAACAATTACTACAAGTAACAAAATTAATAAATATAAATGATTATAAAAATAAAAATTTTGAAGAAATATTTTTAATGATTTATAATATTACTAAAAATATAAATGGTGTTGGTATATTATCTACTTATGACTTGTCATCAGGTATATGCAAGTATTATAATATTAAAATAGACAAAATATATATAATTGGTAATGGACCAAAAAGAGCAATTAAAATATTGGGTATTAATCCACAAAGATTAAAAATTGGTGATATTTCTATTAATTTTGTTAATATTAATGATATTATAAATGCATTTGAACATAAATTATATGATATACCTACATATATAAAATTATGTGATAATGGTGATATTATAGAATCTTTCATTTGTACTTGGCAAAAAAAACTATATTATTATTGTTCAAAATCATCCATCTCAATATGATTTTATTTTATCATTATTCTCGGTAAATGGCATACCTAAAAATTTTCCTAATATAATTACATACTATTATACATATGTATATTTACCAGGATTTGGATTAGCATGTTATTTAGTAAATAATATTATGATTACCGCAAATAAAATAAAGAATATATTACATTTAGAAAAATATAAATTATTACACCTTTGCACATTTAAAACGCCCATTTTATTGATACATTTTCTTGGGATTTTTACGGGTTTTGTTCTTTGGGACATATTTCTATTTCCTATTATAAGCACCTTCTATGATGTTCTTATAATACCGTTACTAAAAACTTGATAAATCTTGATAATAATAAAATTACCATGAACATCAAGAATTTTTGAAGGATTAGAACGGAAGAAGAATCCTTAACATTATTTTATAACAAGTAAATATGAATGATTATATATTATTAGAATATAATTATAGTCATTTATTATGCATGTTGTTTCATTTATTTTTATTTGTAGTTAATTGCTATTTAATATATAAATATAATAGTATAAAGTATTATTTAATAAGCACTTTAGCGATATATTATATTATTGTATATAATGATATTAGATGAAGAATTATTTTTTGATATAATAAATAATAAAAAGATATTATATAAAATATATATATTACTATGGTGTCAAAAGAAAATTTTTACAATTATGTTAAATCCATATATGAGACAAGTTGAAATTAGAGATAAATTTTGCATAAAATTAAATTATATAAGTGCAATACAAGATAAATTGGATAATCCTGTATTAAAAAAAATAAATGATAATCTTGATTTGAAAATATTATCTTTATCCAGACAATTATACTACATTCCAAGTAAACTTTAATTTATCTAGTAAAGGATAATATAAATATATAATACAAACAACAAAAATAATATTTTCATACATTTATTATATATATTATTTATTATATATATAATAAAAAACTCAATTTTTATTAACTATATTCAATAATTTACAAGATTTCAAAAGTGGTAATGGAATAAAATCATCACATATGGAAATATTAGAATTATAATAATTTTTCAAATATATA